ATAAACTCATAACATCACCCTAATTTAGTGAATATTGTACCATTAAAATAGTAAATCCCCTTACCGCTTCCGGGATCGTAATTTGTACCGTCTGCATGAATAACATCACCGTTACGGTTCTTATCTAAAGCTACGTTTAGCTCTTGTAAATTTATACTTTCAAACTCACCAACGCGGAAAGATTCTGAAATCTTACTCAGTTCTTCCCTAATCGCTCGCTGTAGCGATTCGATTGAATCTGTCGGAAGTTCTCCCGGTATATACATTATCGATGCCCCGCTGCGTCTACGTCTAAATCAAACCCATGAAGTTTCCACGACACATCGCCGGTAGACTCAAACTTCACCGCTGGAAGTCTCCATGTTTCTCTAACGTCTAGCTTGTGATCGGTGCCAATGGTGAAGGGTTGGCCGGAATCATAAGTAACCGACCCACCTATGACATTTTGACCGCCCACGTAGACAGTTACCACGCCAGACCCGGTAAGCTTTGGATAGATTCTTTTTATATGAACGATATCATCAAAACTTTTACCTAGCTGAAGCTCTGTTCTTTCTAGAGTTGACGTAAAAGAAACGCCGTCAAATTGATTTGTGTCATCAATCTTGAAAAGATTCGTATTCGTCGTGTCAGCCATTAACATGGCTCTTTTGGCTGGATTGTATTGTTTTACATCCCATTTAGAAGAGTCTGAATCCCATGTATCTGAATCACTATCCCATGTAGCTGTAGTCTGCGGATCAACTACATCAAAGGCGATATGAGCCGCGCCCGGTAAAGTGCGGAATCCGATAGTGTCGTGACGATAGTTCCAAACTAATGCCTTGGTTGGCTGCTCATCTGAACCTGTTGGATAACACACCCATATTTCATTCTTGGCGTAGTTCGCCGACAAGTAAGTACGCTTATTATTCGTAGCCCCGTTCAATTCTGTAAACAGGGTGTCTCTATATTTGGAATCCAATACTGATTTCTGAGAAACGCCGTCATGTACGATTAAATCATCAGACGTTAAAACACAATGCTTTCCTTCAAATTCAGCAAAACATCGTTTAGCAAAGATGCCGTTAGACGGAAATATTTGCCGAGTCTCCATGATAAATCGCCCACCGATTACATTCATAATCCAAGTGGAAAATTCACGGTAAATGATAAACGAATCACGAAGAGAGCCGCCATCAATCAAGTACCCTCCACCCTCAGATAATCCGCGCCTACCAGCATCAAGAGTTGGGTCTGTGTAGTCCCAAGATGAAGGAACTGATCCAGGGTCAGCAGGATGCGACCACCTTAGAACATAAGGATAATCAGCACCATCTTCCGTCATATGCAAAGCAACCAAATAGTTTTTAAATGATTTAACTACGCCAGCAGTAGTTGTCGCAGGCCAATTGTCTAAATCCTGTAACAAATTGCCTGCGGAGGCAGGGAATAGCATTTGAGGGTCATCGAACCCGTTACAAAGAATAGGAATTCCGCCTAAAACATCGCCAGTCCAGTTTTCGTCTGCCGTACCAGTGTAAGCGCCGCTAGCTCTTGTTATAGCGGTGTGTACAGTTCCCTCAGTGATATAAGCAGCCGTTAATCCTGTGTAAATCCAATAGAAGAGATTTGTTGACTGAAAAGCGAGAAGATAATAAGGCGCAATACTCGGAGCGCCAAAAGCGTCAGAATGCCCTAGAGACTTCTCAGCATAACCATCGTTAAATCTTACATTCACAGCATCACTCCACGCATTCAAAGGAATAGAGTGGGATGGCTTGTCTTTTACAACGCCTATTTCACCTGTGGCTGTGAAGGGGATGATCATTTAATTATCGTGGAAGCGTCTTTTCGACCCAATCCCACTCAGCGATACACCCCGATAAAACCAAACAAACAAACAAACAAACAAACAAAACATATTTCATGATAATCTCCTATTCTATCCAGCCTTTTAGTTGAATATTAATCAGTTCAGCTACATTCCATACAGTGGTTCTAGTCCAATAAATTTCAAACGTGTTAGCACTATCAAGCGCTACATCGGTTTCGTTTGAGGCTACTACCGTATTGTTTCCTGGCGAAGTCCCGTACCACTCAACAATATTATTGTCATTATCGTTAGTTGCACCACCAGTTTCTCGCTGCCTTACAATGAGGTCTCGATAAGCAGCTGTAGAATCTTCCGCAAAGATATAAGCCCTTAGCTTAAGATGGCTTGCCGTTAAAGGAACAACGTCAAGACCAGCCCAAATGTTGTCTGCGCCTGATCCAGTTGGGCCTATGGATTCCCATGTGGTAACAGTCACATTACTTTGAACCGCATAAGTGCTGTAGTCAGCATCATCTTTTAGATTTACGGTAACACCTCTGTCATATCCTGATACTGCCGAGGGATGCCCTCCACTAGCAGGATTTAAAAGCGCCCAATTATCATTACCGAAGTTGTATTTTAAGATAATCTCATGTGATGCCCCGGCAATATCACCTATAGCTAACGCAGCATTAGAATCCTTAACGATTGTTTTTGCAGTCAATCCATCAGGAGCAAAAGTTGGGTTAGATATGGTATTAGCGCCTTGTGCGCGGACAATCACCGTTACCCCGTCAGTCAATGTTATGTTAGGTGTGAAATCGGCCGTGATCGCGTCTGCTGTGCCTGCTCCAGTGGATATAGCCTTCAGAAGAAATCCGCCTTCCTGAGAGCCTAAAAGATTAATTTCGGCTGGAGTTGGTGTTACTTCCGCATCAATATTAGGAAATGTAGTCTTAAGTACATTCTTAATTCCCCTAATATGATCGTCACCCTCTGATTTCGGGTCAGTCGCGCCCACAGGGTTAGACGATACAAGATCATCTATGTATTTGGTTCCGGTCAAATCTTCGAGGGCCAAAATTATTCTCCTACGGGTTACACGTATCTGTTTGCATTTGTAGCGAGGCACCAGAATAGCGCGCCTCGTTATCTTGTTTGTTGATTGCTTTGACTTCAGCGTTATACAGAGAAGCCCACAGGGCCGTTCTCTCATCGTCTTTCAAATAAGGTGAAGCTTGAACCAAAGCGCCATACACATATATTCCAGGTTGGTTAGTTAGCAACCAGTTAGTATCATTATCACCAGATAAAGCAGAGAATCGTGCAAAATAGGCAATCTCCACTTCATATGTCGCATCTGGAACAGGTTTAAACTGAAACTCAGTCCCAATAATCGTGTAATTCTTAGGCTTTCCTGTCGTTTGAGATGGTCGATAAATGTCCATCTGCTCAGGCGTTAAATATTTAAGCCTTTCCTGGCTTGATGTATTTAACTGGATATTCCTTTGCAGGATGAAATCAGTGGGCATATCCACATATTCAGTGGAAATATCAGCAATAGCCCGCTTCTCCATTTGACGAATACGTACATCTCGGCCAATAGCGGCCTCTGACATCGTAATAAATTCAGGAATCCGCGAAGTTAGATCAGTGCGATCAATGAAATTAGCCACCGCTGTTTTTAACTCTGCATAAGTTTCAATACTCACTGCCATTTCACCCGCTGTCTAGCGAAGGGTTTGCCATGCACTAGCATTAAATGAGGCTCGTTATTCTGCACATACACCAAAGCCCTGCGTACCTCATCAGGATTAGGCGAAAGCAGCTTATAGCCCATCTTATGCAGCCTATCAACATCACCTGGATGGAAGCTGGCGGCGTGGACTAGCTCGCCGTTATATCGCTGAATAGCCTTTGAGTTTTTATCATTTTTAATGGCTTTGTTCTGATCTAAAACAGGCTGTGCATCATACGAAGTCTTGACCGTAAGGCAGTCTTCCATTTCGTCATAATGAAAAGTCTCTTTAAGTTCATTCATCAACTAACGCCTAAGAAAGATACGGTATAAGTAATTGAATCCGTATCAGCATGATTAGCGAATATATCAATACCTTGAGGAAGTACGTCCTTAGCTATTGTATTGGCTGAAGCTGTTAAGCCAGGATCAACGCGCAGAATAGTCGTCCCTACCGCTGTAATTGCCGCTGAGGTCAATATGTCCCACGTTTTATTACTTACAGGATCAACACCCCGTATAGTGAACACCACTGATGCAGCAGCAGGATCGGCCGTCACATCAATAACGAAAACCCCAGCCTTGCTGGCTAAAGTCTGACGCGATGTTGAATCGGCCGTTCTCGCAGCCGAATCAAAGAAAGTTATTTGCTCTTTTACATTCATATTTCACCCGTAGAAAAGGAGGGCCGAAGCCCTCCGATCCATTAACGTCGAATTGTCACCGAAAACCCAGCAGCAACCGTGTTGGTGGAAGCACCAGAGGTAGTCAATTCCAACCAATCACCAGCGACTAAATGCCGGTTGGCAGAGGTTGGAACTAAAGTATCCGTATCACCCTCAGCACTTGATGTGTGAGTGATAGAGATCGTTCCCATTGATGCATTATTCTTGCTAACAGTAATTACCGCAGGAGCAGTAGCTATTGTGCCACCCAATACGGTGGTGGCGTTGATTACCTCACCTTCCATATCGTCAGTGATCGGAATACGAACACTAGAAGCCGTGGAAACATTAACAATTTCACCTGTCAGGAAGATATTTTGCGCGCTAAAACTAGGCATAATATTTCTCCTTATGACAAGTCATAGATTGCGCCATGACCTTTTTCGTCCCGCATCTCAAGACAATACTCAACCAGGATTTGCTTACGCTCTGTATCGCCTGTCTTGGCAAGATCAGTCATGTGGAAGTCACGACCAGACAAGGGAGCAAAGGCTACCTGTTCAGTATCGAAGAAATACACCACATCAGTAGGAGCATAGCGATCAGGAATCAGACGAATCTCATTACCCAATGGGTCAATGTAGATATCAATGGTGTTAGTGATCTTCTTGCTTTCGCCTTCATGAGTACGTGTGGCGTTGCCAGAGAAAGCTGCAAACTTTTTCTTCTGAGCCTTACCAAGAATACCCATTGTTGGATTGCCGCCTGAATCCCAGGCATCTGACAATACATCTTCCACGAAAGACTCTTGTAAGGCGCGAGCCGTACCGTCTGTATGAATGTCCGACCCATCACCCGTTGACGCTGTAGCATCTGACGCAACACTTGTGTTAGTCGTGATGTAAGCCTGAGCGCCAGCAGAAACACGAGCTGTACCAGCAGCGCCTGCGTTATAGGCCAGATTTTGCAAC